CCGGTCGGCTTCATTCGCTCGGAGGGGCTGTTGATGATGAAAGCACTGTTCAGTGCCGTCTCCAGATTAGTGGCGACAGTTTCAGCGGTGGTATCCCATCCCGCTTCGGTCATGCCTTCCGCGATACCGGCTGTGACATTGCCGCCAACACCGGCGGCATCCAGATCTTTTACAAACTGCAGGATCTTGTTCACGTTGTCGATATCTTCCTGACTGACTTCCTCGCCGTTCTTTATGGCGGCGACGACTTCAGCCACATAGGTGGAAAGTTCCGCGACACGGTCAGCGCTAAAGTCGGACTGCATGGACTGATCCAACGTCCGCTTGATTCCTTCATCACCGCCGAAGATGAAGTTCCACCACTGGCCTGTACGGCGCTTAGCGTCTTCAATTCGTCTCTCTGCGGCATCTATGAATCCCATCAAGCTCGTGGGCATGATCCCGGCAGCTTTTCCGAGTGCAGTCACGCCAAGCTGATCCACCTCAGCTACCTGTTCACGCATTTCAGCGATCGCTTCCGGCGCACCGGTAACCTCAGCTGTGATCAGAACGTGCATGGTTCCGTCCTTGTCCAGAATGGCGACATCCTCCGGCTTCAGCATATCCGTGGAGACTGCCGTTACAGGGATTTCCTCACCATTCTTCCAGAACTTCACCCCGGATTCGCCCAGCACACCGGAGGGATCTTCATAGGCTTCGGACAACCGGACAATGCCTTCGACCTCCACCTTGTTGTTTTTCAGCCAGCGCCGATACTCCAGAAGGTCATACCCGGAAAGGCCTACCTGCATATTCAGGGTGGGCTTCTTTACACCGTTGGCTTCCTTGTACTCGGTGATGTAGGCAGTAAATTCCTTCAGCAGCTCCGACTTATCACAGCCGGTTGCTTCCGCGAACTTCGTCACGATGCCTTCCACCTGAGCGGAAGAAAGTGCAGAAACATCCACGTTTTCCGCTTCGGCATACTTGGTGATCAGACCCACAACATCAGAGGGCTTCAGTGCAGCAGTGGAAGCGCCGCCTGTGACCTCTTCATACGCCATGACCGTGGCGGTCACTGAGCCGGGAGTCAGACCTGTCGTGTCGACCTTGTTTTCCTCCAGATACTTGAAAACATAGGCCGTGATTTCACTGGGCTTCAACTGAGTGACATCCGTGCCTTCAGCCAGCTCCTTATAGGCGCTGACAATAGCTGTCACATTCGTGGGGTTCAGCCCGGAAACATCGGTGCCCGTTGTGGCTTCCGCATACTTCGTCACATAGGCTACCAGACCTTCCGGCGAGAGTGCCGTCTTGTCAGCACCCTCCGGCTTTTCGGTATACTTCGCCACAAACGCATCCACCAGCGGCTGCTGTTTTGTCGCGTTCTCAGCTTCCGTATAGCTCTGGATCACGGCATCCGTCGTGATGGCTCCCGGGTTTGCTGCCCATTCTTCCCAGCGGGCTTTCGCGCCCGTCATGTCCAGATCCGTAGTGATTTTCAGCACCTCGTCGCCGATGGCTTCACCGAACATCTCGTTCAGGCTGGTCAGGTTGGTGTCCCATTTGTTGTCCTTCAGGAAAGTCTGAATGGAAGCCAGCTGCTCCAGCGCTGTAGAGAAGTCGATATCCGGGAACATGGCCTTGACTTCATCCTCGGACAGACCGCTGTCCAGCAGGGACTGGATTTGTGTCAGCAACCCGACATATTCAGTCAGAGCGCCTTCATCCATACTGGCAGTCAGCTTCTGGAGGTCGGGCAGCAGGGCTTTCTTCTCAGCATCGGTCTTGGCGGTGCTGTACTGACGCAGAAGCTGCATCAGTTCGCCGATCTGGCCTTTGGCTTCCTGCACGTTTTCACTTTCCCATACAGGAGCGACCATGTCAGCCATCAGCTGGGCATATTCAAGAGCGGAATTCCGGCGATCCTCATTGTATTTTGCGTTAAGGGCATCCAGCGCCTGCTGACGCTCTTCCGCGTTCTCAATCAGCTGGATCAGGGCGTATTCCTTATCATACTGCTCGTCAAGGGTAGAGTTTACAGACGCCATACCCTCAGCGGCTGCCACCATAGCCTCCTGGTACACTTCACCGCTGACTTCCTGCCCCCGAGCTTCCGCACGGGCAACCTCTGCTTCGACCTTCTTGCGGATGGTATCGAAGCCGTCAGCGTCGGCAGCGGACAGGTGATATTTCACCTCGATGGCTTCCCGGGTGTCGATCAGCTCCTGCAGGCGGACTTTATCCCGGTCCGTCAGTTTCCGGTTCTTCCGCTTTTTCAGTAGAGACGTGATTTCTTTGTCCATCACGTCCAACGTTTTGATATCCTGCTGCAGCTGATCCGAAACAGAAGTGTATCCGGCTGCATCCGCTGTATCCTTCATGCCCTGCAGGGATTCCCGGGTGCTGGCAGTCAGGCTCTTGAAGGATTCCGTCCATTCGGAAATGATCTCGTTGGTTTCCTTCTTCCCATCAGACCAGATGCCAAGAATACCGTTTACCCATTCCTGAGCGCTGGCGGTATCCCGCTGGAAGTCCTCCTTGCTCATGCCAAAGAAGGACAGGCCCTTGCTCCGGCTATAGAAGGTATCCGCTTCGGTTTCCTTCCAGTCCTTGGCAGTTTTCGCCATGCCTTCGAGGGCTTCCCGGGCGGCTTTTGCACCAGAAGCGTAGTCCACCAGTTTCACTGCGCCATACACAACTGCGGCGGCAAGGGCGACCATCGCCAGCTTGGAAGAAGCCAGCGTTTTCACCAGACCGCCGAGTCCTCCGCCAGCCATGCTGACTTTTGCGGAGAACTTCCCGATAGCGGTGAAGGCGGTACCCAGAGCGCTGCTCACTTTACCAACAGCACCGGTGACTTTGCCCAGCACAAGCACAGCAGGGCCAACAGCGGCTGCAAAGGCAGCCCACTTCACAATGGACTCTCGCTGGGACTGATCCAGTGAAAGGAACTTCTGCAGGAGACCATTCACGTTGTCAATGACCTGTTGGATGGTGGGATTCAGATCGTCACCGATCTGCCGGGCGAACATAAGCGCTGTGTTTTTCAGGTTGATCAGACGGCTCTTCGTGGTGGCATACCGCTTGTTAGCCTCTTCTGTAAGGGCACTGTTTTCTGACCATGCCTTATTGGCGGTCGCCTGTGTTTTGCTGAAAAGCTCTGTGGCATTAGTGGCGCGGAGCAGAGTGTCCCGCAGACGGATCTCAGCGATGCCGATATCGTCCAGGGTCTTGATGGCAGATACGCCTTCCTCATCCATTTTGGAAAGGCCGACGATAAACGCCTGAAAAGCGGAAGCGGCATCCCGCTCCCACAAATCCTTGAATTGTGCCGCACTCATCCCGGATACGCGGGCAAAGTCATCCAATGCTTCACCGCCGGTTGCAGCAGCGACTTCCATTTTGATCAGGGCTTTGGAGAAAGCGGAACCGCCCATCTGGGCCTGAATGCCAACAGAAGACAGCGCCGCTGCGAAGCCCATGATCTGAGCTTCAGACAGCCCGACCTGCTTACCGGCACCAGCAAGGCGGAGGGACATCTCCATGATCTCCGATTCCGTGGTGGCATAATTGTTACCAAGGTCAACCAGTGTAGAACCAAGGTTCTGGAACTCACTCTGGCTCATACCCATGATGTTGGCAAAACGCGCAGCCTGACTAGCGGCATCCGCAGCGACCATATTGGTGCTGTTGCCCAGGTCGATCATGGTGCGGGAGAACTCAGCAAGATGCTCATTCTCAATGCCCAACTGACCAGCAATGGACATGACTTCTGCGATATCTTCCGCAGAGGCGGCAACCTCGGTGCTCATCTGCTTTACAGAGTCAGAGAGCTTTTCATATTCCTCCTCGGTGGCATCGACGGTCTTCCGCACATCGGCGAAAGCATATTCATAGTCAATGCTGGCTTTAACAGCGGCGGTGCCAAGACCGATGATGGGCGTAGTGATGTTCCGGGTGAGCGTTTTCCCAGCTTTGGTCATGGCCTTAGAGATGGTTTCGCACTTTTTGCCGATCGCTGTCAGTGCCTCACCAGCCTGTGTCCACGCGGACTGCATCCGGTACAGCTGTTCCGTCAGCCTGCGGATCTCGGCTTCCGTTTCCCGGACGCCAGCCTTGGCATTGTTCAGGTCAGTAGTGGCCTTGGAAACCGTGTCGGCGCTATTCTGCATGGTTTTCTGGAGCGCTTTAACCTGGCCTTCCAGTTTGGTAACCTCTGCCGTGGTATCCTGGTATTCCTCCTGATACCGCTCCATATTCTGCTTGGCGGCGATCGTGGCAGAGTCAGTTTCTCCGAGAGAATCCCGATACTGTTCATATGCAAAGGTAGCCGTCTCCACTTCAAAGCGGAGTGCTTCCTGCCGGGCCTTGGCTTCATCCAGCCTCTGGGAATAATCCTGATGGCGGTTATAATTTTCCTTCAGCTTATCGTTGGCGGCAACGAGCGCCCGGCTGTACTGTTCCACAGCCCGGTTCTGCTGGGTGAGCTTATTTCCCAGCATGGAGAGCTTCGCTTCAGTTCCGGCGATGGTCTTTTCGAAGTTCTCTACGCCAGCGCCAGCCAGACGGAAGGTGGACTCGGCTTCCTTGATCTGCGCGTTGATGGTACGCATATTGCGCGAGAAATTGCTGGAGTCCAGCGAAAGCGCGACTACCAGTTCGCGCAGGGTTTCAGCCATGAGTATTCACCTCCTGTTACGGCTTCACGCCCGGCCAGACTTCATCAATAAAGCGCTGTCTGGGCTTTTTCTTTTCCTGCTCCCGCTGAGCATCCCATGCCCGCAGGCGCAGGAAACCAAGCATGTCCATTTCGTCAATTTCCTTCATCCGCCAACCATTTTTCATCAGCTCATTGTAGGTGGCATAAACATATTCCGGCAGCGTCAGGGTTCCTGACCGATCTCCTTCAGAATCTGATCCGCTTCCTGCGTCACCGGAATCGTAGGGAAAGTGTCCAGCACCTCCGTGGTCTGGGTCTGCACCGCCATCAGCGCAAGCGCAATATCATGCATCAGCCGGTCAGCGGGATACTGGTCATAGACCTCATCCGGGGTGAACTGGTTGTTGAACAGGATGCAGAACCACTTCACCATCGTGTCCAACGCATCGGTCACGGTCATCTGTTCAGCGGATACGTCTTTGCCTTCCACGGCATCCTGAGACAGACGCACAAGCCTGCCATACACCTTCGCGGCAGGTTCCATTTCACGAAGCGCTCTGCCGGAAACAAAGTCGACGGTATATTTCTTTTCACCGAGTGTGCAGGTGATCATTTTGCGTTCCCTCCATAAAAAGATAGCTGCCGCAGGGGCTTCCTACGGCAGCGGGGTAATGATTACGGGCTGGGGGGCGTGAAGGTGGGCGCGTACACGCTGGCAAGGAAGGTTTCGCCAGCCGCAGCCGTGAAACCGTTCTCGCCCTCATCGGCGACCGCCTGATAACGTCCGTCATGGGTGCGCTTGATGGCAGTCCATTCCACATCACCGGTCTGACGGGTGATCGTGGTGCCTTCCTTGGTGGCGTAGTTCTCGGTCAGGGGCTTCGCCCGTACCTTGTACAGCCACACATAGCGGAACTTGCCATTGGACTTCTCGCTCTTGAAACCGACCGCGAAATACGGAGGCTTGTCGGAAGCCGAACGGATCAGGACGCCATTGTCGTCGATCTCGTTGCCGAAGATCTTTTCCTGAATGGCAAGAGGGATATCCGCCATCCGGGTGGTGAAAGTCAGCTCCGGATCAGGATACAGGACGTCGAATTCGATATCATCCGCATACTGAATATCCGGATCGGAGTTCTCCGGGGTGATGGTCGCTTCGATCGCGCCAGCCACCAGCTGGAGATCTCCATAGGTCAGGGTTTCCTCGGTGTCGACCGTCAGCGGCGCGATCACCATGTTCTTCAGGCCGACTGTGGAAGAAACAGTCGGAGAAGCAGCAGGAGTATTAGCCATAGTCGTTTACCTCCATGTTTATTTGTTCTTCAGCTCGTCTCGCAGGACGCGCTTCATTTCGTTGTAGGCCTCATCGGCCCGGGTATCAAAGGCAGGCCGGACAAAGGGATGCGCGGGAGCCGGAGCAGGGCCTCCGTGTCCAAACTCCACAGGGTTGGCGTAGTAAGCGCCGTTTTCACTGTGGTGAACACCGATGGTGATTTGTTTTCCGCTGCCGCGCCGTTTTTTGACCTTGCCGGTGTGAATGGAAGAGTGAAGGGCATCTGTGATGATCTTCGGGTCCGTGCTGGCGTTATGCAGCATCTGCTGTTCGATAGGAACAGCACCGGCCTTCAGGGCACGGTTTACACCGGGACCCTGATCTAGAGCGTAAGCCATGTTCACCAGATCATCCTTCAGATCGTCAAAGCCGCGCAGTTCAATTGCCATAGTCCACATCCTCTCTCCAGCACCATGTCCACTGAACCGTGTACTGCCGGGTGGCCGTGTCGTAGGCGGGCTGGTTATAGCCCTTGTCGGATTCCTCCACCATGAAGAAGCCGTAGGCATACATGGCTGCCCGGATCGTATCCGCCATATCGGTCGGATCGATATCACTCCACAGGTTCAGGTACACATAGGTTCTGATGGATGAAACGTGATCATCCTGATGGGATGCTTCTGTAGTGGTGGTGGAATAAACGCAGTACTGCACTGGCGGGTTCTGATTCGGGGATGTTGCTCGCCATACGCCAGCGTAAACCGGAATTCCGATATCCTTGAGCGCCTGCTGTACCTGTCTCATCCGCTCACCCCCTTGGCAATGGAAGCCTTCAGACCCAGATAGGTGCGTTTGAAGCTATACTCGCCCAGAGTGGAGATGTTCCATTTCTCTCCCTGAAAGCGCACCCACATTCCGGGCTTGATGTCTTCCCGGTACCGGATGGTGAAGTTGATGACGGCCTCAGTGTTCATGACGTCGGCACTGCGGTAATGCTGGTTTCCTGCATCCGTCACAGCGGCCCAGACCCGGCAGACCACAACATCCGTCGGCTCAGGATAGCCGTTTTCATTGATCTGGTTCTCGGTGTACCCGATTTCAATCTTGTGTCGGAGATCCCCTGGATGCGGGTCACTTTCGAAGTTCTTATAACCACGCAAACAGCATCACCTCCGTCAGAACATTTTCTCGGGATCACGGTACCGGTACAGCAGATTGTCAAACGCCATCCGGGTCGCTTTGTAAGTGGTCATGTCCGGGATATCCCGGTTCTCATAGTAGAAGCTGGCCATGAGAATCACAGCCAACCGCACAGGCTCAGGAGCATCGGGAATGTTACCTTCCTCGTCAGGTTCCTCAAAGGATACCCGGCAGTAATCCTCCGCTTCAGCCTGAGCCTGTTTGATCAGACTTTCGATGTAGTCGTTCTCCTCATCATGCTCGATTCGCAGGTGGGTTTTGACTTCATCAACGGTGACGATCATCAGGTACCACCGCCCTCAGTTCCTTCGGCGGGCGTTTCAGGGTCGGTAGTCTCAGGATCAGTGGGTTCAGGCTCCGTCGTTGCAGGCGCGGTCGCAGACAGCACTCCGGCAGTACGAAGGGCAGCCAGAAGGCCATTGAAGTCAGTCTTCAGGGCCGCTACGGTGGTTGCCTCACTGTCAGCCACATAAGGAGCGGTGCCGGATGCGGCAGTCCCACTCGTGCTGCCGGGAAAATTCTCGACTTCCGCACCATCCAGAAAGGTCAGCTTGCCGCCGATTACCAGCTGTTCGCCCCCATGGGCAAAGTAGTTCTTGGTGTTATAGGTGTTCGCCATAACTTATTCCTCCTCAGGAAAGGGAGCCGCCCTCTCGAACGGCTCCCGGTCGATTACGCCTGCTTCAGCACCTTCACGGCCTCGGGCAGGATCAGCTTGCCGTCCACACGCTGGGAGGCAAGGAATCCAACCTGACCCGTGGGAGCATAAAGCTCGTTCAGG